GTGAGGTCAAGGTCAGGACGAACCCGATGAACAGATACCCGACTATGATGCTCAATCTTGACAAGGTGATGGCTGCTCGTGACCTGTCAAAGCATACAGGGTTGGACAGCTATCTGATCGTGCAATGGACTGACAAACTTGCAACGATCAATTTTGCAGAGGATTTTGACGTTGGCTTTGGTGGCAGACGCGACCGGGGCGACAGTCAAGATGTGGGGCTGGTGGCTCATTTTGAGATCAGCAGATTTAAAGTGATAGGGGAATAGAATGACAGACACACTGATAATTCGCAGTAATCTGCAAGAGAACTTTGCGGTGTTGCCGAATGAAATGATTAATGATGAGAACCTGACAAGCGATGCACTGGCGGTGCTGGTGTATCTGCTGTCAAAGCCGAATGACTGGCAAGTGAGGCCGACTAATCTGCGTAACCGATTCGGCTGGGGCAAGGACAAGGTGTACCGAATTTTGGCAAACTTGGAACAGCTAGGGTACATGCGCCGCGAATCTGCTCGTAATGATGGTCAATTCGCTGAAACCCGCTATTTCGTTATGGATTCACCGTGTCCGCATTTTCCGGATACGGGAAAACCGGATCCGGTTTTTAAGGACACTTACAAAGAACAGAAAGAACAAAAGACAGATATAACTAAATCAAATAAATTACAGCGGCAGAAAAAACAGCTTTTAATGGGCTGGGTGCCAGATGCCGATGACAAGGCTTATGCGACTGATCGCGGTCTGGATTGGAATGATGTTTTAGAGGATATACGCATCTGGAATGAGCAAGGCGGAAATAAAGCCGCCTATGCGTCTGTAAAGGCATTTTGGCAGGGTTGGGTGCGTAGAGAGGTTAAAGGCCGCCCACGGGCTTCTAATCGCCAGCAATCGGCATGTGCGAGTAAGAAGGTAGCCACGCTGTCACCGAAGCAAGAGGAATATGCGAAATCAGCCGCTCTGAAGCTGGCGCACCAGTATAAGGATGAGTTTTTCAAATATGATGACATCTTGAAGGCAGTTAATGCTTTTATGCTGACCGATCAGACAGATGAATCGTGGAAGGATATTGGTCTGGGTCTGCCGAAACCGTTTTAGGAAAAAGAAAAGCCCGGTCAATGCCGGGCTGTTCTAGTTTATATTTTATTATTCATCATCATCTAAATGAAAATGATGGTGCATTTGCCAGAAAGCCGTGCTTATGTTGCGCGGTGTTTCGGCGTTATATAGGTCAAAGCCGTCTGACCATTCATTGACAAAATCACGCAAAGCATTATGCGCTTTTTTGATTGCTTCACGTTGGCTTGGTGTTAGCGCATTCATACTAGCTTTTTCAGCTTTGATGCGGTTTTCGCGGTCGATTTCCCATTGTTCTTTTTTAGCCATTGTTTTGTTTCCCTTGTGTTAGTGATTTGATGCGTTTAGTCGCGTTTTTGAGCCGTTGTTGCTCAGTGTCAGGCAGTGATTGAAACATTGCCGACATTTCGTCCTGTGCCGGTTCAACATGCTCAACCCACAGGACAAATTCTAATGCTGACCGAATCTGTGACTGATTGTCGTCACCGTAACGGTCGTAGAATGCTTTTTCGTAATTATCCATATCAACCTTCCCTAATGTCATATGTTGACTGATCGAAAACTTCGCTATCGCTTGTCTTATCGAATGTAAACATTTCATGTGCCAACTGTTCGGCGTGTTGTTCATCATCTGCAACAACCGATATTTTTTTGGATAGTGTCGCCACTATTTCAACTTCAAATTTAGCCATTAGTTTTTCCCTTTATGTCAGTGTCCAGCTATGTCGGCAATTAGTCTGCCAGTTGTCGTTTATCCAATCACATTCATAGACCGTGCAGACAATTTTGTTTGTATCTTCATCTTCCCAGACGCATAAGTCGAACATCCGATCACCGACTTGTACGCCGTACCATTCCCTATTGTCACTGTCGCGGCCGCTATGCTCGTTTTGGATATGGGCATCACTTTCGTAGTGGGCAATCAAATACCTGCGTTCATAGTCAGATAATACAAGGTCAAAGCCGCTATCGTAATTTTCAGTCATTGATTCCGCCCCATAGTTTGTTTTCACATTCAGCAATAAGAAAATCACCATACCGCTCTGACAGACCAAACGCTTTCAGCGTTTCGATTGCTTCGATATAGTCGTTCATTGAACAGCTAGTCGGTATCAAACCGGCGGCAATCTTTATTGGAATGCCAACCGGGTCACGGCTGACAACGACTGACCGATTGTCTGACCGATTATTCAACCGATTTGAAGCGGTTTTTAATGATGTGTTTTTGTTTGACATGATAAACCCCTTTATTGTGTCAATTACAGATTAACAGCATACAATGTCATTGCAAGCATTATTTTAGAATCATCCTTTCAAAATGAAGCTAGCAACCGCGCTCGCTGCAAACGCTGCAAACAAAGCCGCCAAGCCAGACGTGCTGATTTCGACCGTTGCGGCTAAGATAAAGGCCAACACAACCGAAAGTGTCCCGGTTGCGCTAGCTAGTTTTTCGCGGCGATTCATTATTCTGAATCCGTTATGATTTTCATTAGGTCAAATTTCATTTGTTGTTTTTCCCTTGTTGTTGCGTTATTGGCTTTCACCATATGCCAGCACCACTTGACGCGATGCGGGCATAAAGTGGCACGGCGAACCGTGCCAGCCGTTTATGCTTTGCGCTTTTGCGGTATGTTTTTAAAGCCGAGAATCTTTTGCGTTTTGCGCGGTAGTGGCTTTATGAATTTGACTATATCGCCGGATTTGTTTTTATAAACGTACATTTGTTTTTTCCTACTCTATGCGGCTTTACGTTTGAAATTACCAGCACCGGCACCGTGGGCGACAATGGCGATTGATTTGGGTGATTTAGTCGAATTGCCACCACACAAGCCGCAATCAATGCATTGCGTTTTGCGTCCAGCTTCTTCGCTTGCCGGGCATAAAATCTCTTTGCCAGCAATCATAGCATCAATTTTATCAATAACGCGAAATGTGCGACGGCCAGCTTGCCAAGCGGCTAGCGCTTCGCTTTCGTCGTCTGCAGATTGCATATATATATTTGGGTCAAAAGCCGCGCCATTTACGCCGGATTGATGACTGTATGCGGTATGACCGGCGGCTTGGCTTATGAGGCTTTCCCAAATATAACTTGGCACGGCCGCACCGTCGCCATAGGTGCCAATACGCACCATACGGCCAGCACCTAGCGCGGCAATGGCTTCATGACCGGTGATTGCCGGGTATTTACCGGCTTTATAGGCTTTATATGTAATCAAAACGCCTTGGCCTAAATTGACATAACATGAACGGTTTTTTGCGGTTTTACGCGCCGGGTCATTAGTGGCTTCGCCTCTATGGGGGCAATTACCACAGATTGAAAAATCTTCGCCGGTTTTGTTGGCTTCAAGAGGGTTGATATCCGGGCGCAATATGTACGTTTGCAGCATTGACCCGGTTTTGGTGTTGCGGCTTTTTGCAACATTGGCGATTGCAACAATGCGCTGGCCGTCAATTTGGCTTGGCCCGTCGTAAATTACATAAGCGTTTGCTTTTTTCATCGTTTCGATTCCCTTTACGATAATTGAATTGCGGTATTGATCCAGAATGTCACCACAGCGGCGGCCATTGTTAAAAGCATAGCTATCAGCCACCAGCCGCCAATGGCAGATGCCAGCAACATAAGCGGCAAAGCCAGCATGAAAACCGCAAAACAAAGAACGTCAATCAATTCATGTTTGGTCATTGTTTCCCCCTATGATACGAAATAAGAAACAATTTCGGCAATTTGTGAGATTGCCAGCAACACGATCACAATGTGAAAAATGTTTGCTTTCTCATATGTGCCGTTGGTGTGTTTGATATAATGTGTCATTGTTTTTCCCTTGTTTTGTTACTTTATATATAGAGTGTAAATGTATAATTGACATAATACAATTAAAAAATGCAAAAAACTTGCAACGGCTGGCGGTTTTTTGTGGTGGTGGTGGTTGTGGGTGAATAGGTTGGGGTGGTTGGGGTGAGGGCATCACACGGTAACAAAATACCACAACACACGCGCGAAGCCACACAAGCTCACTGGCTGGCTTTGGTAGCCGCCGGGTAGGTGACTAAGGGTGGTAGCCGTTGCAAGCCGTCACGCCTCAACCTAGCGCGATTTACTTTGTCGCATAATGTTTATTATTTTTGTCGCATAATGTTGGCCGAGCAATGTGGTGCTATGCTACCACACCCCCCATCAAATCTGCGCGGGGGCGGCATAAATATATAATAGTCCCTCTCTCACCCTCTCACCCCCCCCCTTCAATCTCCCCCACCCAAAACGTCCCTGCCACCCAAAATTCGTTGCAAGTTTTCTTGCACTGCTAAACTAAAGATGTTATTTGGCAAATAAGGAGTGAGATATGCCGAAGAAAAGAGGCCCCGCGCCCATATCTGGCGCACAGATGGCCGAACAGAAAGATTTGTTCATAGAACTGGTGTCTGACGGCCTGTCAGCGCGTAAGGCGTGTTCTAGTGGCAAGTTGCCTACGTTTCCCACTATCAGCAAATGGCTGCGTGATGACGGCGAGTTCCGCGACAAGTATCGTGTTGCGATGGAGCTACGGGCGCAGAAGATTGATGATGACATTGACGACGCTATTGAGCAGATGAAGTACGGCGAATTGGATGCACAGCAAGCGCGTGTGGTGATCGACACCTACAAGTGGCGAGCGGCAAAGCTGTATCCTAAGCTGTACGGCGAGAACCAGAAGGTCGAGCATGAGCATAAGGTCGTCAGCTTTGTTGATGAGTTGAAGCTGGCGGCAGCGCAGATAGAGCAACAGCGACTAGCTGACAAGACCATTGAGGGCGAGGCTGAAGAGAAGTGAAAAAAACCGAAAACACTGATCTGCTCGTAAAGCTGCACAACGACCCGGTTCTATTCGTTGAGAGCATTTTGAAGGTGACACCCCAGCCGTGGCAAGCCGAAGCGTTGAGGGCGGTAGGCAACAATGACAAGGTGAGCATTGCATCTGGTCACGGTGTCGGCAAGACTGCATTTCAAAGCTGGCTCGTGTTGTGGTGGCTGATAACGCATTATCCGTGCAAAGTTGCTGTTACGGCGAACACGGCGCACCAGTTGAGTGATGTGTTGTGGACTGAGATCGACAAATGGGCGCGTCAGTTGCCGGAAGGTTTCAAGCAGTTGCTAGAGTTCAAGAGCGACAAGATTAGCTTGAAAGGTGCGTCAGATAGCTTTGCCGTTGCAAGAACCAGCAGACGTGAGAACCCAGAAGCTCTGCAAGGCTTTCACTCAGAGAATATGCTGTTTTTGTGCGAAGAGGCGTCAGGTATTCCCGATGTTGTCTTTCAGGTCGGTGAAGGCGCTATGTCTACCCCCGGCGCTAAGACGGTAATGTGCGGAAACCCCACACGTTCTGAGGGGTTTTTCTATGAGAGCCATCATAGCCAGCGTAAAAACTGGTTTACTATGACGGTAAGTTGCCACGATGCCACGACTGTTTCTGAGCAGTTCTTGGAAAATATGAAGGAAAAATACGGTGAAGATAGCAATGTTTACAGAGTTCGTGTCTTGGGTCAGTTCCCTACCCAGTCGGATGATGTCTTGTTACCGCTACATCTTGTGGAAGAAGCGACTAAGAGAGATGTCGAAGCGTCACCCACGGCACCTGTAGTTTGGGGCGTGGACGTTGCAAGATTCGGCGGTGATAGGAGTGCCATAGCCAAGCGTCAGGATAATGTGCTTTTGGAGCCGATTAAGACGTATCAGGGTCGTGATTTGATGGAGATGGCTGGTATTGTGCTGTCTGAGTTTGAGGCAACTACATATCGGTTGCGTCCTCAAAGCATATTTATTGATGCTATTGGCATTGGTGCTGGCTTGGCTGACAGGTTGCGCGAGTTAGATTTACCAGCCGTTGCAATTTCTGTGTCGGAGACTGCTAGTTTGAAGGAGCGGTTTAATCGGCTGAGAGATGAGTTGTTTTGGAACGCCCGTGAATGGTTTGAGGCAAGGGATTGCAACATCCCGAATGATGCGACTTTGATACAGGAGATCACTGGCATTAGGTATAAATATCTGTCTAATGGTAAGCTGAAGGTAGAAAGCAAAGATGAGATGAAACGTAGGGGCCAGCGTAGCCCGGATGTGGCCGATGCGTTTGTTTTGAGTTTTGCTGAAAGCGGTGCGATTGCAGGAGGCTACTCTAGAGGGTATAGTAGCAAGCGCAGTCTTAAACCAAACACAGGATGGGTAGTATGACTGACAATATTCTGAAGTTTCCGAAGCGCGGCTTAGAAATTGACGTTGATGTTGAGTTGGAAGAAACTCAGGAAGAATATGAAGAGATGGTCGAGGCCATTGTGGTGATGATGGAAATGCACACTGCTGGACTTATTGTCACTTCTGACGCAAAATGGCAGCATGTGATGGACGCGGCTATGTCTGTAGCAGTTAATGCTGGCTTGAGAGCCGGGCTGTCTACGGAAGAGATTGAAGACACGTTTGAATCCGTGAAGGTGCAAGAGGTTAAATACGATGCCTAGAGATCCACGGCTGGAACGCGCTGGTGTATCTGGCTATAACAAGCCCAAACGCACCCCCAATCATCCTAAAAAGAGCCACGTTGTCGTGGCAAAATGCGAAGACGGTAGCGTTAAGACAATCAGGTTTGGTCAGCAAGGCGTTAGCGGTGCTGGCAAAAACCCTCGCACGATGGCTGAAAAAGCGAGGCGCAAGTCCTTCAAAGCAAGACATGCTAAAAATATTGCCAAAGGTAAATGTTCAGCGGCCTATTGGGCTAATAAGGTGAAGTGGTAATGGCAAAGAACAAGACAAAATGCACAAGCAACACTAAAAAAGGGCCATATTGTGGCTAAAAGTGTTCCCAAAAACCCCGCTCTATGGAAGAAAGCCATAGCAGCAGCAAAGCGTAAGTTCGATGTTTATCCATCAGCTTACGCTAATGCTTATGCGGCAAAGTGGTACAAAGAACGTGGCGGCAAGTGGGGCGGCTCAGACAATCGTGTAAGGAAAGCGTAATGGCTGCACAGGCGGGTTTAGGTAAATGGTTCGGCGAAAAATGGGTCGATGTAAAGACCGGGAAGCCCTGCGGTCGCTCTAAAGGCGAGAAGCGTGGATACCCAGCCTGTAGACCCGCAAAGGTTGCTGGACGTATAAGCAAGAAGGAAGCTAGTAAGAAAACCGGGCCGAAGCGCGTTAGCTGGTCTGTGACTTCTAGTGGCAAGAAAAGGAATAAAGCATGAATATTTGTGACAATTGTCCTATGCCCCGGCGTTGTGAGCCAGCGGGTCGTTGCATAGTCTATAAAAATGGTGCAGAACCTGTTATATTACCAGAGCCGGAATCTGTTCCTGTTAAAACATCAACAGGCGTTGGTATGACATCACCGCTTCGCAAAGTTGGAAAAAAGAAGGCCGCAAAGAAATGACATACAAAAGTAAAAGCAATATGGCTATGCCTATGCCACGACCTACAGCTATTGAAAAATTTACTGGTCGCAGAACACCAGCCTCAATGCGCCCTATGACAGAAGGCCGCATAGAAGCAACAAAAAAGCGTATGGCTGCTCAAGAAAGAAAGGCAGCTAAAGATCGTCAAAATGTTATGACAGGAAGTTTTGCAAGCGACTGATGTACACACGAGTGATGATGCGGCCACGCACACAGCGTCGTAGGCCACTGCAATTAAGCAAGGAAGCCCAAGCGAAAGTGACGGCTTCCGTTTCAGCATCTGCGGTATTAGAAGCTGTTGAAAATGTTGGCTTTTCTGCCTGTAAAGGTTGTGTAGCTAAAAAGATGTGTAAGGCCAGCGGCACTTGCATGTATGGGCGTAAGAAGCCGAAGGAAAAGTAATATGCCAGATATGGATGATTACAAACTTAATAGCATTGTTTCTTCGGAAATTACCGATGCGCTGAACCACTTTGATAGTGAGTTTTCTCAAGAGCGTATCCGCGCTATGGACTTCTACCTTGGCGAGCCATTCGGCAACGAGGTAGAGGGTAGATCATCTGTAGTAAGCACAGAAGTCGCAGACACAGTTGAGGCTATTATGCCCAACCTGATGCGCGTCTTCACAGCCAATGACAAATATGTACGTTTTAGCGCTCGCACGGCAGAGGATATGGAACGTGCAGAGCAAGTCAGTGACTATGTAAATTACATAATCAACCACGACAATGAAGGCTATAAAATCCTGTATAACTGGTTCAAGGACGCCTTGTTGTTCCGTCTTGGTGTGGTCAAGTATTTCTATGAAGAGGAAGAAAATGTCACTGAGGAAGAATATAACGGGCTTGATGAAAACGAACTTGCCGTATTACTGGCTAACCCAGATGTTGAAGTGGTTGAGCAGCAAGAAACCGTTGTTAATTCGTATATGGAAGATGACGGAACGGTGGTGCCTCTTGAAAGTTCGTATGATCTGTCTGTGCGTGTTACGGAGCGTAAAGGCAAGATTAAGGTCATAAACGTACCGCCGGAAGAGTTTCTGGTTAATCGCCGTGCTACCAGCTTAGATGAGGCGTATTTCGTTGCCCACCGCACTACAATGACAGTGTCAGACTTGGTAGCTATGGGCTATGACCGCGAAGAGGTAGAGGCACACGCTGGTTTGTCAGATCTGGATGTTGATGAAGAACGCACAAATCGGTTCCAAGATTTAGAAGCTAATACAGGCACTGACGCGGCTGACCCGACATTGCGCGAGGTCGTGTACTACGAGTGCATTATGAAGGTTGATTATGACGGTGATGGCATTGCTGAACGCCGCCGTATCTGTGCTATCGGTGCTGAAGGCACACACATTCTGCATAACGAGCCATTCGATCATGTGCCGTTTGCTGTGGTATCGCCAGTATTGATGCCACACCGCCTGATTGGCCGCAGTATCTACGACATGACTGAAGACCTACAGGTCATCAAGTCAACACTGATGCGTCAGTACCTCGACAGTGTTTACACAAGCACACTGCCTCGTATGGTTGCTGTTGAAGGTCAGGTGAATCTAGATGATTTGCTTGAGGGTACTGCTGGCGGCATCATTCGCGCTCGTCAGCCCGGTATGGTGCAAGCCATTACAGGCACACCTGTAGGCGGCGAAGTGCGGCCTTTGATGGATTATCTCGACAACATCAAAGAACAGCGTACAGGCATGAGTAAAGCCTCACAGGGCTTAGATGCAAATGCGTTGCAGTCAACGACAGCCAGCGCCATTAGCGCGACTGTTCGTGGCGCACAGGTAAAGCTGGAAAGCTATGCGCGTACAATGGCTGAGACAGGTGTAAAATCGCTATTTAAAGGCATTTTGCACTTGGTCACAAAGTACGACAACAAGCCGCGCATTGTGCGTTTGCGTAATAACTTTGTGCCGATTGACCCGCGTGAGTGGACAAGTGAGTACGATGTCGTGGTACAGGTAGGGCTTGGAACGGCTGATGATGAGCAGAAGATTGCGTTCCTGACACAGATTGCTGCAAAGCAAGAGCAGATATTGAT